AACTCCAAGGACCGTTTTGTATTGTACAGGTCTTCGGTCATTTATAACTTCCTCATAAGTTATCCATTTACCACGGGTAAATCCGTCGTTTATAAACTTTATCTCATTTCTTCCCAGTTTGTCAAGGATTGATTTTTCGATGCTTTCTACATTATCTTCAGCCATAACGTTTGTTTCAGCCAGAAAGCCTTCATAATGGATGTTTACTTGGAAATTTTTCATAATTGTTTTCTGTCTTTAGAGTCGAAATAAGGCGGTTTTGAGGCCGCCTCATCTCATATTTTTTGTACTAGGTATTACGCACCTTCAACGCCAAATATTCCTCTAGGATCAGATACGCCAAAAACGTATCTTGCTCTAGCTTTATATCTAACATTTCCAGTATCGAAATCTCCTTCCATCTTAGTTGTAAGAGGGGATCTATCGAAATGTTTCATACCATTAGGCACATCTGTGATAATGTACCAAGAGTCAGTATCTGTTAGGTAGTTGTTCACTCTATAACCTTGAGGAATCATACCCATAGATTTGACTGCATTGATATCATTGTCAGCAGTTCCGACTCTACCTTGAGATTTCATCAATCTCTCAGCAGTGAACTGACCAGCAGAAGGGACAATCATCTTCACACCTTTTGCAGCGATTTTTAAACCTCTTTCATCAGTTAGCGCAGCAATATCAATTAATGCTTGCTCTAATGAAGTTTCGTTTAAGTCCGCTTGCGTAGCGAGAGTGTTTGAGAAACTCCCTGCTAATGTAGTGTGACTTGTATTAAACAATGAAACAGCATCTCCTGAATCAAAATTATCTACACCTGGTAGACCTTGATTCAAAGGGAATGCAGCTTTCACTTGTTTAGTGTTTGCCATCGATCTTGCTAGTGCTTTTGTGTATCTTGAAGCAAGTTTGTCGTACAGGTTATCTTCAATAGCTTCCTCAGTGATAGCAAAAGCGAGAGCAATTGTCTCGTTAGTGTATCTTGCTGTGAAAGTTTCTTGAGCATCGTCATAAGTTACGCCAGATCCTTCTGGTTTAACTGATGCGTTTGCAAAACCTGACAACATAACTTCTTCTTCAAAAGCTCTGTCAGATGATTCAGTCGTGTATATTTCAGACGACTGATTTTCGTATTGTTTATATTCCAGGCCGAATAGTGCATTCAAACCTGGCTCTAGTTCTTTAACTAGCTGATTACGTGATATAGCCATTTTTTTCTATGCTCCTATTAAGATAGTATAGCTGAGTTATAGTAGATTGATTCATTCAATCTAACCACCCAGTTACTATTAGCTGAACCTGTATCGCTGTTGCTTGGGTCTTCAGATAAACGGATAATTCTCCATTGGCCAGTTGTGACCTTTGAAGTGCCTGCTAATTCGCAAGCGGATTGTCCATTAATCGTTGAACCTGCTGCATAAGTATCATTATCAACCAGAGCACATGCGTCTGCTTGAGTAAAAGTACCAGCGGTTTGAGCCACATACAATTGTTGTGGGTTATCATAACAATACGCGTCTATTTTCCCAGTCGTGATATTAATCGCGCCCGGGTAGTAGTTTTTCCATGTTGGTTTAGAAGTGGTTGGATCGATATAGAAACAGCCATTGAAAACACCAATTTGAAGCGTGCTAGCTGCAATTGACCCGAAAATATATCCTGCTACGGATGTAGTTCCTGCTCTGTCAGTTACAGTACCATCTCCAGCGCCAACTAGATCGCCTTGAAATATAGCGTTAGTCCAGTTGTCATTGATTTGATACTTTGATGTACCTTGTGTTTCATAGCTTGATCCCATTCCGCCAATAGCTCTAAAGCCAAATGCAGCGTCTTGATTTGCCATGTTGGTTCTCCTTATGTGACCTGTCCGGTTAAGGACTTCCAGTCACGGTTAATAAAAATCGTTGGTTGAATAGTTAAAAAATTAACGTTTTCTTCCACCGAAGGTTGTACGAGACTGTCGATCAATATCGATCGGCATGCTCTTATGCTCAGCCTTCAAAAGATCGTTATCTACTGCTTCAATCTGTTCATCTGCTAACCTAGCAAAATACGCTGAACGTTGTCGCGCGATCTCTTCTGGCACCCTTGTAAGCACAAGGCCTCCGTGCCCGATCACCCCTTCATACTTGCCGTCTGGTATTGCTGGATAGTCATCTTCAGGAAATTCGTCGGCTCTTACTAATTCATACCCTGACCTTAAGCGTCCTTGTATGTTTTTCGTGTCGACGTACCCTAAAATTTCTACCCTGACCCATCTGTGTCTAAAACCAGTTGGCGCGTTGGGTGTATCTAAGTACGATGGTGGAGTCCAAACTTTTTTACGTAAATCTTTTTCCCTTGTTTGGCTCGCACGGGAAGTTTTATTTTCTTCTTTTTTCATATGCTATTCTCCCTCCGTGAGTCTTAATTGTCTTGCATACTCTTCTAGTGGCACACGCAATTTTTTAGCGATTGCTACCTGTGAGGATGTGAGTTTCACAGTTTTGCGACTAGTCTTTGAACTACGCGTTGCAGAAGCAACGTTTTGTGTAGGTTTACTAATCTGTTGTTCTACCTTACCAAATTTATGGGGGAATTCAAGCTTTATTCGTTTATCAATTTCCTCATAGTAAGAATCTGACTTTGGATCATATCCTTCTTCTTCAGTAAGCTTCCTGTGTAGATCAAAAGCTGTGTAGGTCATGGCATTATCTTTGCCAAACCACTCATTGTTGTCCGCCCAATCCTCTGCTTTTGGATCTGGTGGCGGGGTTGATTGAGTTGGATATTGAGCTGCAGGTCCTTGCTTTCTTCTTTTTTCTGTAGCAGTTTCTTCTAATTGTTGTCTGCTTTTCATTTCTGCAAGTTTAGCTTGCTCGTATCCTAACTGAGATATTGCAGTTAATGCCTCTACCTCAGCTTTTTTATCGTCTGTTTCTCGTGAAACGGATAATTTAGCCTGAGCTGCTGCAAGAGAAGATTTAATTCTTCCCTCCATCTCGGAAGTATATCCGTGATCTAACTCAGTTGCCTGTTTTCCTATTTCGTCCCTTTCTCTCATAACACGTCTAGCGTAAGAAACAGCTTCTTCTTTCTGTCTCTCTGCTTCACGCATTTTTTTAGTAAGTTTAGCAATACGTTTTTGAACGCCTTCGCTATACTCTCCCATTTCTTTCTGTTGTTCTGTCGGCTCTTCTTTTACTTCTTGCGAAGTTTCTTTCTCAGTTTCTGGTTTGCTCGGTGAATCATCCAACTGCTCACCAGATTTCTCAGATGAATCATCGGGCTTATCACTGTCTTTATTATCAGTTTCTGCATTTACCTCTCCTCCTTCAGCTTTTTTATCTAAATCAATTTCAGTTGCCTTTTCATCGGCTTCACCAACATCAATTAAGTTATCTGTTTTTTCATTTACTTGCTCCGGCATAGTTCCTCCCTATGTTTATATTTCGTGGAATATATCTTCGGGGTTTTCCACGGTCGCTAGAACTTCATCATCATTCAAAAGTCTAACTTCACCCCCATCTATTTTAATTCGTGATCCAGCATATCTAGCAAAAACAACCCAAGTTCCTTTTTTACACCAAGGTCCTTCAGGATATCTTTTTGTATCTTTATATGCATCTGGGCCAACATCTAAAACGAGTCCACAAGTCGATGCCACTTGTGCACGTTCTACAACGTCATCAGTTATAATAATTCCACCTTTAGTTTTCTCTTTCATTTTAAAAGGTAAAACTAAAAGTCTCCATCCCGTTGGTTTGGGTAGTTTTGCTGATTCAGCTGTTAAATCTTTTTCTACTTTTTTAGGTTCTTTATCGTATTTTTCTTGAAGAGCGGGCCTATGGTTTAGGACTTCCTTTTGGTTTGATACTGATAACTGTTCCGTCATTTTTTTGCTCCTTTTTTTCTAGCAGGCTGGATATTTCCTGACTCATGTACTGATACGTTCGTATCTGTCCTAACATATACTGATATTTCTCCATACTGTCAAGACCCCCTGAAACCATAGCAGCAACAACATCATCATGACGCATTTTAATAATTCTTCTAACTTTGTCTATAAATACTAGGTCTTCCATTATTTTTTTTTCCTTTTTACTTTTTTCTTTTTTTTAACTGATTTACTTCCATAAGCTTTTGTCCATTCACTCGCGATCTTGGGCTCATTCTTCCATAAATAGCGTCTTTGTTTTTCTGACCTAAAAGGCACTAAGATACTTTTAAATCTGTTGCATTTGGACCTTTAGGACCATCCTCAACTTCAAAAGTTACTGCCTGACCTTCGTTAAGACCGTCTATACCTGCTTGTCTTAATGCAGATACATGAACAAATACATCTTTTTCTTTATCTTCTCTTTCAATAAACCCAAATCCTTTGGTTGGGTTAAACCATTTTACTTTTCCATTTATACTCATTACGATGCCTTTCTTTCTCTTCCTATTTTTTTAAATGTTTTAGCTAATGCTTTAGCTCTTCCTGTAC